GGCGCTTTGATCATGCCATGTTTAGCATGATCTGACGAAATTCATCGAATCCGATGAATATATCGCTCAGTGTCGGTTGAAGCTCCTGGTAAAAGAGCTCACCCGGCTGCAGCGACCATGCCGTAAACGGACGTGGGACATTGGCTAGTCTTGCCTTTGCCACCACGCTTACCGTACTAGTGACCAGACCACGTTGGTCTGAATCAGTAGCGAGTGACAGTCGGAGCCAGTCAGCACCAGGCACGTAGTTTTCGGCCGCATCAAGAATTCGGCCGTCGGCTACGCGTAGCCAGTGCAAGTAACCACCTTCTTGATCAACCTGAACATCCTTGGTTGCGTTGATGAAACGCTTCCTCGGCATATCAGGCGTCACAAGGGCAGATGACGACTCCAAGTCCCTTCCACCCCAGACGTCTTTCCTGATGAATTTCGCGAAGGACTTCCAAACCTCGATGAGAGGAGAGTACATCCAGCTAGATCCACATTCATACGTCCAGTACCCACAATCGTTGTCCCTTAGGATCCACTCTCTCAGCTGGTTTAGCTGATTGATAAGATCTTGCTGGTTCAACATGGGCGACTTAAGATAGAAGGGCGTCACGTCGTAGCCACGATAGTAGTGGCCACCGCAACTTTCTCTGAAACGTCCTGTCCAGAACGACTTCTTGGGGTTAACCTTGAAGCCGAACCAGGCAAAGACGCGTACGAGACGCGGCGCCAGCGCGTTTGGACAGACGATATCGTCGCCATAGACGCTGATACGACCTCTGATACTCGACCAGTAGGCGACGGCGCGTACGAGACAGAAGAAGATTAAACTCTCCAGCTCGAACGTAAAACCGTTACCCATGGACGAGAACATGCTCAGCTTAGTTGGTTTCGTTTCACCTGGGACCATCGTGTATTTCACACGTACGTCATTCAGTGTTACGACCCACGCTGGGGGGAGCAACTCGAAAACCAGGCTCTCAGTGACTGTGTCACTGGCAGAGCTGAGGTCTAAAGTCGCCAAGTCGAGCTCACCAGAGCTCCCTAGACGCGCTAGATTTCTGTTGACCGATTGGTCTTGGAGATCTATGCGCCCCCTCTTCTTGAGCTGTTCGCGGAAATAAATCCCGCAAGCTCGTTGAAGATACATGTTGATCTCGGGCTCTTTACAAGCCACGCGATCTATTTCAGAGTTCTTAGGCACAGTAAACATTACGCTGAACTCCTGATTGCGAAGGCGCAGATTGCCCTCCGCCAGGAGTCTCTTCCAGACTGGTACCCCTTCGAGATATTGAAGGAAGTATTCGGTGCTGGAGGAGCTTACGTCAGCTTCGCCTACGAACTTGTCCGCAATCGCCGAGGCCGACCGTTTAACTCCGGTCGACGCCCCATTGGTGAAGATTCCTCGACTAAACAAGTCAGCCGGGGGCTCAACACCGATAATTTCGGCAATATAGCCGCGTGCCGTTTCCAGGATGTCGTTACTAGTCGCGTAACCGAAGTCACACGAGTCATAAGTAATCCTGAAATTGGTGCGGACATTGCGGACCTCAACGGACCGCCATTTCTCAATGGCAGCCGTGGCACGTTGTTCTGCCGACTTCGCGTCAACCTCTGAATACTTAGAGAGGAATTCACGGAGTTGGTATGCGACTTTGAAATCGTATACCGGGCAGGACGAGGAGCTGAGAGGAGCCTGTAGTGCATGCACAACAGATTCTTGAAACTCCTTCGTGCGGTTCCTATGCAGGAAGTCCACAGGGCGCATCTGCGCCTTCCGTGACTTTTGACGTTTCATAAGGACATCTCCTAGTATGACGTTACGACCAAGCGACATGCTTGGCCGCTGCAGTTACTCCCCTACCACTCGCCGATTTATTGGGCGAAGTGGATGGTGCCCTCGATGGGCATCTGGGCTTCGAAGCGAGTGTTGATCCCACCGTTTGACGGAGGGACACACGCCGCGAGAAGGATAAGTGCGGTTAGTACGGCAAGAAAAGCCAAGCCGTATAGCACGTCATCCCAGCCCATTCAGTAAAGGCCTTCAGCTTTGGTCAACACAGCGTCGACCATCGTCTGAGAGGACGCACAGGCGTTGGCGAACATGCCAACAGCGTCCTTGCGTTCCTGGAGACTACTGTTCTCATCGAACGTGAGTTCCAGGGTAGCATAGGCCGTACGGACCAGCTTCGGCGCACTAATGCCGTTGATGGTTTCCGTCTGAACCACGGGGATACGGAACCCAAGGTAGGTCCGAATCTTGCCGTTGAGGCGCCGGGTACGGAGGGTGATCGTTGGATCAGCCTTTACGACTCCGGTGGATTCCCGAAAGACCCACACACCATTGTCCTCCTTATCGGGGGCGAAGGTATGGGCGACGGGAGTTGTTGCACGGTCGTTAACCGTGATGGAGGAAACAGAAGGCATCTCGCCATCCTATCTGAGTGCATGAATCAGCGCAGCTGCGCTGACGATGTGTTTAGTGGAGAACGGGGACTTAAAGTAAAGTCTGGCCGTGGGAAGATCGGTAAGTACAATCCTGTTCATACATACTATTGATATGTCCAGGGTAGGTACCGTTCCGGTCCATTGCACGGCAGCTGAGACATTGTGGCCCTTAGCGGACCACTTGCCCCAGACTTTCGTCGTCTGTGTTCCAGACGCGAAAGTAGTCCCAAAAGGCGCGGTTAGAGCATTCAAGAAGCTACCGACTGGAATCAACCAATCGATAACGAATGAATAGGGAACGAGTTCCCAGATCACCTCCAAAGGGTTGATAAGACCCAAGCTGTTGATCGTATCTAACCAACTATCACTGACCCGAGAATAAATTACGACTTGGCAACCCTGGCTAACTTTGCCAGAGGGCGTCCAAGAAACGTAGTGTGTCGGGGACCACGGTAAACCGTAGTCTTCAGTGACGTTCCGTTCGGCTTTTATGTGGTAAAGCGCATCGCGCATCCCACGTTTAATTGCCTCGACGGCGCCGTAGATGTCTGCCATTAAAGGCAACCAGCCGTACTGCATCTGAAGCCACGCATTTCGGGCAGAAGTCCTTTTATCAGGAACCTTCTTCCCAGGCTCAGAGAACAACAATTTTGCAGCAAGCTGGTAGTTTCCTCGACGACACGCACGGTACGAATACACCAGGGTTTTAGCCCATGATGCAACCATACCAGCGGTCTCAACACCTTCTGCTAGAGCTGTGGCCAGATTGAATTTCTGGTCGTTAAGCTTTTGCAGGGCCTCTGTGATAGCTCGGTTGATCACGTTCTGTGATACATCCGGATATCGAATACCACCCTGTAAGATAGTGCCCCAATAAGGCATCTGATCACCAGGGCCTACGGACGACCCAACTGGGGAAGTCCCTTCTCGCAGCCACTCAGTGCCGCTTGAAGTCCACCAGTGCATATTCATGGCAGCCGGCTCGACCCTGATATCGCATCTGCGATACGGTGAAGGCGGACGCCAGACTTTGCCTGGTAGGTAGGAATTCTCAATAAGCCCGCTGACTTGTGAAAAGCCATAGAGCTCGTTGAGATAATTGGTAGCAGTCAGAGTACCCACCGGTTTTATCCGGCGAGTAGTGAACGTAGTGGTCTTGCGACGTTCACCAAGGGATGTAACCCCCGGTTTAGCCGTTTGACTTACGGTCGAATCGACATACATCTAAGTTCTCCTATGTAGCAGGCGGTATGCCTGTCCATCATGGAACACCGAAGTGCCTACAATGTACCTAAAGTTAGGGGCCTTACCAAGGCTTTCAAACCACGGTGCTACTCGCACAGCGAGATTTGCTAATTGTGCTGACCACCCTTAGTTGGGACATGTCCTGGTTATCACGCCAGACCATGCTTGGACTGCACACTTTAGTAGACTAGACCCGCGAAAGCGGG